ATGAGCGAAGACGCGATGGATCTTTCACGTCTCAACGATGGTGCGCCGCTGCTATTTCAACATGATGCCGATCGCATCGCTGGTGTCGTCGAGCGTGCCTACATCAAAGACAAGCGTGCCTACGCAAAAGTGCGACTTGCCAACAATGAACTCGGTCGTGAGATGCAAGATCTCATCAAGGATCGAATCATCAGGAATGTGAGCTTTGGTTACAAGATCAATGCAATGGAAGAAGATAGGAGCACAAGCCCAATCACCTATCGCGCAACTTCCTTCCAACCGTTTGAGATCAGCTTGGTGACCGTGCCAGCTGACAACTCGGTTGGTATCGGGCGCAGTTTCACTCATAATGGGACTGTGTCTGCGGCCTCAACCGCGTCCACTTCTACTGCAAATTCTGTCATGGAAGAAAAAACTCCAGATCTGGAGCTTCTTCGTGCTGAGGCCGCTGAGGCCAAGGCTAAGGAAGCCGCTGAAATGCTTGCCCTTGGTAAGCGCACTCAAAACATCGAGCTGGCTCAAGAGTTCGTCATGAATTCTCGTTCTCTCGATGAACTCCGTTCCGCTCTTATTGAAAAAATGGGTTCTGAAGTCAAGCCCGTTGATAGCACTGCTGGTGAAATCGGCCTTTCCGATAAGGAAGCCCGCAAGTTCTCCTGGCTGCGTGCGATCAACTATCTCGCCAACCCTCAAGATCGCGCTGCTCGTGAAGCTGCTGGTTTTGAGATCGAAGCCTCTGAAGCTGCTGCCGCCAAGCTCGGTCGTCAGTCCCGTGGTATCACCATCCCTCAGGAAGTGCTCAGCCGCGACCTGACCGTTGGTACTGCTGCTGATGGTGGCAACCTCGTCGCCACTGAGCTGCTTGCCGGTTCTTTCATCGACCTGCTGCGTAACGCTTCTGCTCTGGATCAAGCTGGCGCCACTGTGCTGACCGGCCTGACCGGCAATGTTGCGATTCCCCGTCAGTCTGGTGCTGCTACCGCTTACTGGGTGGCTGAATCTGGTGCTCCTACCGAGTCTCAACAGACTGTGGATCAGGTGACCATGATGCCTCGCACCGTGGCTGCCTATACCGACTACAGCCGTCGTCTGATGCTGCAGTCCAGCATTGATGTGGAGAACATGGTTCGCCGTGATCTTGCCACTGTTCTGGCACTGAAGATCGACCTGGCTGGTCTGTATGGCACCGGCACCAACAGCGAGCCCCTTGGTCTGAAGAACACCACCGGCATCGGCACCGAGGACTTCAGCAACAACACCCCGACCTTCGCTGAGGTTGTGGCGCTCGAGTCTGATGTGGCTACTGCCAACGCCCTGCTCGGTTCCCCCGTGTATCTGATGAACGCTGCCATGCGCGGTGCTCTGAAGACTCAGGTGAAGGAATCCGGTCAGGCCAGCTATATCTTTGAAAACGGTGAAGTCAACGGCTATCGCGGCCTCGTGAGCAATCAAGTGGCCAGCAATGATCTGTGGTTCGGCAACTTCGCTGACCTTCTGATCGGTTACTTCTCCGGTTTGGATCTCATGGTTGATCCTTATACCAACAGCACCAGCGGCACTGTTCGCGTGGTGGCAATGCAGGATGTGGACATCGCCGTTCGTCATCCTGAGTCCTTCTCTCGCGGTAACAACACCCTCTGATAGATGAAGATCCGTATCCTGAAGCAAACAATGCTTGGGAGCACGGTAGTTCGGGTTGGGGATGTCATTGAGGCATCCCTTCCTGAAGCTCAATTCCTGATCGGTATTGCGAAAGCCGAGAAGTTTATTGAGAAGCCTTCTGTCAAAGAGGAGCCTATCGTTGAACCCGAGGCACCTTCAATTCCACCCGTAAAACCACCTTCCAAACGGAGAAAGAACAATGTTGCACAACCTGGGGTCTAAGACCTATCTGCTGGCCGTGCGTCCCAACTCGCTGGCTGACACCGGCACCGAAACCGGTTCAGCGATTGATCTGAACGATTACGAAGGCGATATTGCTTTCGTGCTCGATGCTTCTGCTGGTGGCGCTGGCGTTACCTACGCCGTGAAGCTCACCGAATCCGACACTTCTGGTGGTTCTTACACCGATGTGAGCGGTGGCGCTTTCACGACCACTGAGGCTAACACTGCCCTGCAGGAGAAGATCTACGTCAACTCCAACGATATGAAGCGCTACATCAAAGCTAGCGTGACCATCGCTGGTGGTACTGGCACCGGTTTTGTTTCTATCACCGGTCTGGCTGCTAAGAAGTACGACTGATCATGGCACTCCAAGATACCTTCGCTTTTCTAAATACAGACGAGTTTGGCGTTGCTTGCCAGATTGGTGCTGGTGCAGAATTCGTGGGTATCTTGGATTCACCTATGGAAGTAATCGCGGGTGGGATGGCATTGAGTCGGGAGTATCTGCTGACTGCGCAGACTTCTGATGTCAGTGCTCTCACTCGCGGTTCTTCTATTACGGTTGCATCTGAGGCTTACACCGTCAGGGAGAATCGCCCGATTGATGACGGTTTGTTTTCTGAGCTGTTATTGAGCAAAGACTGATGGCCGTTTTCAAGTACGAGAAGCGATCGGACTGGACGGCTGCCAATCCTGTGCTGCAGGCAGGGGAATGTGGTTTTGAATCTGATACTGGTAATCGCAAGATTGGCAACGGGAAAGATACGTGGCTAAGACTTCCGTATTGTGGAGCGCCTGGGTATTGGGGCGAATTCACCAGTGCGTCGAGTCAAACCGCTACTGCAAATACACCAACTGAGGTGACGTTTGCTGATTCTGTGGCTGGATCAACAAAAGGAATCACGCTGTTGAATGATTCTGAGATCAAAGTTGATCATGCTGGTATTTATCAGTTTCAGGTTGTCTTGCATCTGAAGAATGATGACACTCAAATTCACGATGCTGCATTTTGGCTAAGGAAGAACAATAGCAGCAGTGCAGGTGATGTGCCGCTCACGTCATTGAGTGTCAGTGTGATTGAGACTCATGGCGGTGTGCCTGGGCGTATGACGGCTGCATTTGATCACACTTTGATTTTGGATGCAGGGGATTACGTTGAATTGATCTGGGCAACAAGTGACGTCAACATTTCAATCAGTGGAGCTGCTGCAACAACAAGCCCTTACGCTAGGCCCACGGCTCCCAGCGCTGTCTGCAACGTGTTTCAAGTCGCTTCTGCATAATTATGGCTGACACCAAAAGAGAGCTAATTCTGGCGCGGATCAAGACAAATCTTGACAGTGCGACTGGTGCAACGGTTTATCGCAGCCGTGTTGAGCCTCTCGCTCGTGGTGAAGTGCCTGCTGTCATCGTGGAGCCCGTCAACGATCAGCCGATTGATACAAATTTCTACGACAAGATCGATTGGACTTTGCGTGTAAGAGTCACGACATTGGTGCGTGCTGATGTGCCTGATGATGTGTCGGACACCTACACGCAACAGGTGCATGCATTGCTCATGGCGGATCAAACGCTGAATGGGTATGCACTTGACCTGACTCCTGATCGCACTGATTTCAGCCTGTACGAATCGGATGTGCCACTTGGGGTGATTTCCCAGGATTACCTAGTCCGCTATCGTACAAGTAGAACCGACCTGACTTCAGGTTGATCCATCGCTATTATGACGATGCAAGTCCCCAATCCTGGAGCGGGCGGCAGCTATCTGTTTGACCCCGAAACAGGCGAATTGAAACTGATTCAACAAACCACCGCTCAAACAGACAATGGCACTGACCCGCAAGAAGTTCCTGATCGCGAAGATCGAATCAGCGTACGGGAGCGATCCAACCCCAGTCGGCGGAAGTGACGCGATCCAAGTCACCAATCTTGATGTAACCCCGATTGAGTCTGACAATGTTCAGGCCGCTGCCTATCAAGGTTTCATTGGCAATAGCACGCGAGGCACTCTGGTTGCTAACAAGCGTGTTTCTGTCACTTTTGATGTTGAGCTTTCTGGTAGTGGTACCGCTGGCACCGCTCCTGCGTTCGGCCCGCTCCTAAAGGCTTGTGGACTGTCTGAGACTGTTGTTGCCGCCACCAGCGTGACCTATGCCGGTGTGAGCAGCAGCTTTGACTCTGCCACGATCTATTGCTTCTACGACGGCACGCGTCACAAGATTACTGGTGCTCGGGGTACTGTCAGCTTCAACATGACTGCTGGTCAATTCCCGACCGCCAGCTTCGTGATGACCGGCATCTATAACGCTCCTGATGACACTGCTCTGTCAGGCACGTTCACTGTTGCCAATCAGGCCGCTGCGCTTGAAATCAACGACACCAACGTGACGACTTCCACCTTCCATGGTGTGACCAGTGTGCGTCTTGAGAGCCTTGATCTGGCGCTAAACAACGAGGTTCTGTACAAAGAAACCGCAAGCTCGCAGGAAGTGCTGATCACCAACCGCACCCCTGGCGGCACCGCTGTGATCGAGGCTCCTGCTGTCGGCACCACTGATTACTTCGCCAAGGCTACGGCTGTCGCGACTGGTAACAGCAGCTTCGTGATCGGTGCTACTGGTGGCAACATCGTGACGTTGACCATGGCTCAAACCGACATTACGGGAGTAAGCTATGGGGACACCAACGGGGTGATCTCGCTGTCTATGCCGTATCTGGCATTGCCTACCACCAGCGGTAACGACGAGATCTCTCTCGCATTCACCTGATACTCATGGCATTCGTCCTCAAGAAGGTTTCTTCCTATAAGTGGCCTGTCGCTGTTGATGTTCCTGTCGATGGCGGCAAGTTCAAGAAAGAGACCTTCACGGCGATTTTCAAAAAGATGAGCCGCTCGGCTTTCAATGATCTGATCGATCAGGGTGACGACGCCTTGGTTGGTGAGATCATTGAAGGTTGGGAGGGTATCAAGGATGAAGATGGCGAGGATGTGGAGTTCAGTGAAGCGGCAAAGCGTGAGCTGTTTGATGATCCGTATGTGCTGCGTGCGGTGATCACTGCTTACACCGATAGCTTGACGGGAGCACAAGCAAAAAACTAGAAGAGGCCGCTGAGTATTGGGTTAAAGGCGGCATTGTTGACGAAAGGGAAGCTGATCTGAAAGCTCTTGGTGCTAGCGACGAACAGATCGCAAAAGCACGACTTGAAGAGGTTGAGCTTCATTGTGAGGTGTGGGAGGAGAATTGGGAAACAGTGATGATGTTTCTCAAGATGCAGACACAGTGGCATGTCAGCATGGCGGGACTGACAGGATTGAACTACTCATCACTGGATTATGTCTGTAGACTGTATTCAGTGAAGGATCCCGTGTCTCTGTTTGAGGGGATACAGGTGATGGAAGTCGCTGTTCTTGCCTGCCTGAACAAGAGGAAACCCTGATGGCACCCGTCACCACTGAGCTTAAAGTTCTCGTCAAAGCGATTGGCAAGGGTGAGATCAAGGAACTTGAGGCATCGCTTCAGAAGCTTGCGGTAACGGCAAGGACAAAGGTTGATACTAATTTCAAAAGCGTAGCACTTGAACTGAAAAAGGTTCAAAGAACTTCAGCGCAAAGCATTTCTAATCTGCGTGGTTATAGAAATGCATGGCGTGATATTGCTGAGCAGGTTGATGTAACAAGCCGCGAATTTCAGGTTGCAACACGTAATGCAGAAAAGCTTGACGCACAACTGAAAAAGATACAACAAACCAGCAAGACCCGTATCAGCGGTGGTGCTCGCTTGAGGGCTGGTGCGCAGGTTGCGGGTACGGTTGCTGGTGCCGGTGTATTTGGTGGGCCTGAGGGCGCTCTTGGTGCTGCGATTGGTGCAATCGGCGGTGTTCCTGGTGCGATTGTTGGCGGTGCTATTGGTGCGCAGGTCGGTGGTTTCAGGCAGGTAATTGGTGGCACTGCGGAATATGCCGCTGAACTCAGCAAGCTCAGGATTGCGCTGCAAGGTGTAACTACCAGTCAAGCTGAATATGAAAGATCGCTGAACTTTATTCAAAAGGCGACGGAAGCCTATGCAATTCCGCAGGATGTGCTGACTCGTCAATTCACAAGATTGCAGGCATCTGTGCAGGGTGCTGGTGGAGATATCCGTGACACTGAAACCGCATTCAACGGCATTATCGCCGCTGTTCGTGCAACGGGCGGTTCGCTTGCTGATGTTGATTCCGCATTGACTGCCACTGCGCAGGTATTCAGCAAAGGCAAGGTTTCAGCTGAAGAGTTACGGCAGCAGATCGGTGAGCGATTGCCTGGTGCGTTCACGATATTCGCTGAATCGATTGGCAAGACCCCGCAGGAGCTAGATAAAGCTCTTGAGAAAGGACAGGTCAGCTTGCAAGATTTTCAGACATTCGCTGAATCTTTGTTTGAGCGTTATGGGGAAACTGCGCAGACAATTGCTGATGGCCCTGCTAGCGCTGGGGATAGATTGAAAGTTGAGTTGCAACAACTGCAGGAAAGTGTTGGCAATCTTGTGCGCCCTATTGGTGCAATTTTTCAGAATGTTGCATTGGTGATAATCGAAAACTTGAACAAGGCAATTGCCAAAATACGTGAACTTGCGGGATATCTTGGTGGGCTTCGTAATATCGCCAAGCTTGCAACTCAAGGAGCTGTTGCCGCATTGCTACCTCCTGGCCTTGGCTTTTTGGCTGGACAAGAGGTTGGCAGGCAGATTGATCGAATTCAGGTGGGCGATGTTGTTGGTGATATACAGCAACCTCGCGCTGGTGGTGGCTTGCCTGGCATAACACCTGACGCTGGTGCAGGAGATCGAGCACGAACAAGTGCCGCTCAAAAGATCAAGGAAATCAGCCAAGCGGAATACGAACTTCGCAAA